CCCAAAATGACAGAGGAAGACTAGCTCGCGAAGAAAACCCCGAGAAGAAACCCTCCTAAAACAGAGACACACGTCTCTCTCCCACGGCTCAAGGCCGCGCCTGCGCTAATAAGGGCAGGACCACCCGAGTTTCATGCCGACGACACGGGGACGTCCCTGACGTTCCAAGTGATTGGCATCAGCGAAAGGCTCACGCCCTCGCTTCAGAAACCACTTGAGCAAGGCAAATTCATCTTCCAGCGGTGAAGCCGGAATCTGAACCCGCACTCTTAATCCCTTAACCAGAGGGACTTGTAGGTGCGGATCTTCGCGTTCCTCAGGGTTTACACCCGTGAGAAATGAAAGTTTGCCTAACACTGGTGATGTACTCTCAACGACGGGGAAAGGAAGTTTTAAGTCCCTTTCTATCATCGTATCGAGATATCTCGCAACACCCCAGTAACCAGCGAAATAAGCCTGGTTACGTAGAGAGATAAGCGGGATCACACCAGGAGCGTCATCACGATGTGCAGGAAGTTCATGGCGGACACGAAAGATAGTAACTTCGTCTCCATCGTAGTACTCCTTGCCACAGGACTCTCTGAACCTTCCAGTCCAGAAAGACTTACTGTGATTGACCTTCGAGCCGATAAGCTCTAGGGCCGATACAACGTATGGCACTGTATCTGTGGGGATAATGATATCATCCCCATAGACGCGCACCCGACCCAGATAGGACTCAACAATGTCCTTCCGGGAAATGTGCCTTCCGAGGCTTTGCTCTATGCCGTAGAAGATCGTGGTTAGAAACACGATCTCTTCTATCGGGAAAGTCAAAGCCGATCCCATAGACGCGAACTTGGTCAAGGAAATTACACCATGACCAGGCACGTCGGCCCTGGTCGATCTTGTTGCTAGGACAGCTTCGAGAAGATGTCCATAGTTAAACAGGATCGACTGTACGAGCCGTACAGGGACACGATCGGATGCCTCACTAAGATCTAGTGTGGCGAGCTCGCCTGTAAGGGAGCCCTCTCTAGCCAAGTCCTGGTTAGGAACCTGGGACGAGAATCCAACCATTGCGTGAGCCAGATTCCGCTGATTGTGAATCAGCGGGGACTCAAGCAATTCCACGAGTCGTTCCATCAAGCCTTGCTGCAGATATTGAATGCAGGTTGGCTCAACGGCAATGATTCGGGGTGTCTTATGCGTTTTAGGAACTGATACTACCCTAACGGGCCTCTCAGTTCCGGGATCCAGGAAATCCACGTCATCCAGGCTCGAGTGATAACGAGCACTAGGGACGATGTTTTCCATCGCTGGAAACAACGTCTCTAGCCTGTTCGTCCACTCGACCTGCCGGTACTTTGCGTTTCCGCGTAGTTTATCGGCAGTTGCACCTGGACCATGTTTAGGAACGATCTCACCGTCATGGATTATCCTATCCATTTCAGTGAAAACTGGACCAAACAACATGTTGCTGATTCGTTCGAAGTCACGGTAGATCCCTGACTCCAAATTGAATCTAGCTGCGTGCATTTCTTGCTCACACTTGACAAAATCAGCGAAGGCTTGCGCCTCCCGCGCATCGCTGCACGGGAGACGCACCTTACCGAACGACAACGTGAGTTGTCGCACGGCTTGGATTGCCGTCGTTGATGGATTGTCAAGCAGAAGGCCACAATCGCGCACGAACACGAGCTGAAGGAAATTCCGTAAGAAAACGGGAAATCCTGCCTGCCCTCCGGTCAAAGAGAGCAGGTCATCAGTCACCCGTCCTTGGTCAAGCGATCTTTCGAAGGCTTTTCCAATTTCGGGCAGGGAAAGAGTTAAAACCTCAATCCCCTCGTGCTCATAACGACGAAGGACGGTGTTAATGTCCTTCGTGGCGCTAGTGCAGCACTGGATAGCAGCGTCAGCCGCCATCCTCTGCCAAAGCAACATCAGGTTTTTCACCTAACCCTCCTTTAAATAGGCGGATACGGGTCCTGAACCCTGTTGCGATTGACAATCCACGAACCAATCAGGGAAACGGAACACAACCTACGTTGTGGCTTATATCGACTCCTGTAAGCATCGCGCCTACAATTGTCAATATAAGTGCAGCATAAACTGCGTTCCGCTTTGCCGACGATCCCGAGGGATCTCCAGCAGGAGTTGAAGGAGACTTAGACGGACGAGACGCGCGAGTTGAATCGCGTGAAGCTCGTTCATCACGAGAATCCTTCTTCTTCCCTGTCAGCTCTCTCCTCTGATGACACGCAGACCATAATCGGGCGTGCCGGCCACCTGGAAGGCTTCCAGGAGCTGGCGCCCGTAGTCCAGATCCGCTGCCGAAAAGGCCGAATCACTAGGTGCATCGATCACGGTGTAAACCGAGAACGAAGCCTTGTAATTCGACCCCGTCGTAAACGGATCAGCCACCACAGCCGTGCGATCAAGTCGCGTGGTGTGGCGGTAACGTGCCTTCAGTGAATGCATCACCGACAACTTGTTCAGGCCATCAGCTGTCTGGTATACCGCCATGCGGTCACCAGAGCTGACGCGTGAAAAGTCGTAAGTGACACTGTTCACTGTCAGAGTTGGGATTGGATCGGGTAGGGCCATGTGCTACTTTCGCATTATCCAGGTCACGGAATTTCCGGACTCTGGTATGCATGGATGGCACAACGCGATTAAGCGCCATACCTTGTTGTGGTGTCAGACTTCTTTATATTACTTAAGAAGCAGAGCACCGACAAGGGCCTTTTGACGGCTTGTGAAACCGTTTTCATTCAGGCCGAAACCAAAGGGTGTTGCCTTCCTTCTACGTAGGTATTTCGCGTAGAACGTGGTCGAAACCACGCTAGGGAAGGTGTAGCTTGCACTCGGGTCGTCCATACGACCAAAGCGCATGCCACGTACCTCTCGCAAATTATGGAGTTCACATTTCTCCATAACGTAACCGAAAGGCATAACAAGGCCATCGCGGGCGAACATGGAGACGTTATGAATTATGTCTCCAACGTTAGCTACCCAATCGGCAGCCCAGGAATAAGGTAACAGATTCCAAGCTGTTTCGACGGTCAAGCCGCCGTAGAGATGTCGAAGCTCTGCTTCTTGTCTCAACAGCTTAGAACGCAAACTACCGTCCATTGGAGGAAGGTAGTATGTGAACGCACCACTGAACCAAGTCTTCTTTGTTCTAGTGATGGTTTCTGTCATCTCTCCAGGCCATCCGTCCAGGGCGGGAGTTAAATAGCCGGCCACTTGTGAGTTACAAGGGCCGCCTAGATATTTCTCGAATCCTGTGACGGCTGGGTGTACAATGGTTGTTGTTTCATTGTACTCTGGAAATTCATACCGACGTCTGATAACCTTGCCAGCGTTCCTAGCATAGCCATTTATGAGTTTTTCACATTCATAAAGGGCTTTGCGGAACTTAGCAAGATCGCTCAGCAATGGCGCAATGCCAAAGTTGTAGTTGAGATAGTCGCCCGAGATTCCTCTAGGGCTACCATGACCAGCTACAGTTGAGCCTAACGGTGCACCCGGAAATCCCTCAGAAAGGAATTCCGCGACTGCTACCGGAAGGTCAGAAATCGGGTTAGTAGGCAACACCCTGGCAATTGCTGTAGTACCCAGACCAATTAAATCTGGTTCAGTACTATAGCCGAGCGGAAGATTGAAGAAGTCTTCCGGATCGAAATGCCAATAGTTGTGACCTGCTAACATTGGCCCTTTGTATCCGTGCCAAATGCCTCCCGAAAGATGGCATTGAACATTGATACGTTCAGGCGACATTTCGACGCCACTCTCGAACGCGGTCCAGTTAGAACCGATATCGTGAGTTGCGGCACCTTTACGGTACAACGACGGCCAGTGGTTATTCTGGCTATCGTTCTCGAAACGTCCTGTGACACGAACCTTATCAGCCGCAAGACCCCAATGTTGGTCGGAGCCTTGCAGTTCATAAGTTGGTTCTTCGAAAAGAACCCGTTCGGTCACAGCCATTATGGATTTATTCCTCCCTGTGGTTCAGTGCAGACTGGATTGTCGTGCACTATAGTCCGGC